TTTCATTTATTTTTCTACGAGTATTTATATTTGTTGAATTATTTGATACATATAAATATACAATTGAAGATATGAATGATATTATTATAAATCCTATTAAAAATATTTTTTTCTTATTAATTTTCCTATTAACTTCCAAATTTGTATAATTCATTTTTTTTCAATAATATTTATTTAAGAAATATTAATTCATTTTTTAAATTTAATAAAAAATTGAACAAGATTAAAAATTAACTTTTATTTATTTTGCCTACCACCATATGAACGCTTTTTGAAATCAATAGTGTATTCGACGAGTATATAAAATGTGTAATCATCTTCATAAATCCTAAAATCTTCAGGTATTATTTCTAGAAAAAAATTGTTTATTTTGCTAATAGGTGATTTTTCTAATTTGTAGTAGCCCCAGTTTTTATTTGTTTTTACATCAGGGTCATAACCAATCCCATTAATCAATTGACTTAAATTGCTTTTTATCGATACAAGATATTCATAAGTTATCTCTGTCAAAAATATTTTGGTAATATTTGTAAAATATAAGAAATAAGGCAGTACATATAAATCAAAATATGCGCGTTGTTGAATGAACTTATTATATTCATTTTTTATTTTATCATTTATTATCATATCTGCTTGTCTCACATACAAGAAAGAATTGTCTCCAATATTGCGATGATAATAATATTTATTTGTTTCATCATTAACAGCATCAGATAATGACTGACCAGCTCTTGTTTGTATTTCATATATGCCTTCTATTTTACCAGCTGTACACTGATAAGTATCATTAAAACTATGTGAAAACATATCATATGGGTTCCATTTATACCAATCGTATTTAAATAAGCCACAATCATTATTACCAGCAGTTATATAGTCATCTTGATCATATGTATTCAATATATAACCTTCTTTATTACATGAAATAGCGCAAATAGCATGACCGCTACCGCGCTTATGATTATTTAAACTTATTAAAATCATTGCGTCTAATTTGAATACTTGTATGAATTTTTCATGTATAAACATTATATATTTCCCAAGTAATAATGTTCTATCAATAAGATTATCTAAATATTTGTATTGTTGTAAGAAAGTAAAAGTAAAAACGTCTGTTGTCTCAACGATGCCTCTTGGTTTATAAACTATTAATTCTCTAAGGTAATCCGATAACACTCGCATATACTTTGTTTTTCGCGGGTTTCTATCATCTTTTTCATCATATAATAATCTTACTTTATCCAAATTGCTTATCACATGTTTAATAGATGTAGGTTCATATCCAATTGTAACCAAATAAGGCATGAGATAATTGATTGGAAAACCACCAGAAGTGGGTGTAGCATCACAAAAAAATGATCCGTTTGGTGAGAAATATTCATACAAAATATTATTTTCACGTTCCTCATGATAAGTAACTGGATTTCTTACAAAAAAATTAACAAGTGATAGTTCATAAAAATTTTTGGTACATGGTTTATTTGCTAATTCATTTAGTTCTTTTAATGCTGTTTCTAAACTTTTCGTTTTTTTTATTTTTTTCTTTCTGAAACTATCAGACCAATTGAATATATGTATTAAAGAAGCAAACCAACATATTCCTGTTTTTTCTTGGCGAATACGTTTTATATCAAGTAATATTCTACAATCAAAGCATGATTTTGGATCGCAATCATCTTGAATAGAATCAACTTTCATATAATCTATATCATTTTCACTATTCATTTTATGTATCTAATATAAAATAATAAAATCATAAATTTATACATTTAAAAATAATAAATATATTTAAATCAAACATGGATGAACCAACATATAATATCTTAGAAAATATTAATAATGAAATTAAAGAGGTAATAATTATTATTAATAATGATATACAAAATGAACGATTAAATGAGGTTTCAAATGATGTGAAGGAGGTTTCAAATGATATTAAGGAGGTTTCAAATGATGTTAAGGAGATTTCAAATGATGTTAAGGAGGTTTCAAATGAGATTAATGAGGTTTCAAATGAGGTTAATGAAGTTTCAAATGAGGTTAATGAAGTTTCAAATGATGTTAATGAAGTTTCAAATGATGTGAAGGAGGTTTCAAATGATGTTAAGGAGGTTTCAAACGATGTTAATGAAGTTTCAAATGAGGTTAATGATGTTTCAAACGATGTTAAGGATGTTTCAAATGATGTTAAGGAGATTTCATATGATATTAAGGAGGTTTCAAATGATGTTAAGGAGATTTCAAATGATGTTAATGAAGTTTCAAATGATGTTAAAGATGATTTGAAAGATGCTAAGGAGATTTCAAATAATGTCATAATATTTTCAAAAGATAATTTAGATAATAAAATGATTAATAGTCCAAATGATGAAAGTCCAAAAATTGAATGTAATAAAGATGATGTTTTTATAGATATTCCTTTTAAACATACAAAGGAAGAAATAACAGCAGATTTTGTGAATATACAATTAAATGATAATAATAGTGATAAACTTGAAACATTTGAAGATAAAGCGGATAAAATACTTGCTGTTATTAAGGAAAATAAGAAGAAAATAAATAATAATTTATATATAATTTCATGTAAATATGATATTATTTATTATCGTTATAATTCCATATCATTATCATTATTAATTATATCGACTATAATTACTTTTATAGAAGCGATAAGATTAACAGTTGTTAATTATGATACACAATTCAAAGGATCAGAAATTGGTAAATATATAACACAAGAGACAATATCTTTAATTGTTAATTGTGTTTCATTATCATTAAGCACTATTCTAACTATTTTAAGTTCAATTGCGAGATTTAAGAATTATAAGGAGAATATGGATAAATTAAAATTAATTCATGATACATTATTTAATTATAAGAATTTATATGATAAGGAGAAGAATTTAATATTATATTATAAAATTAATAATGAATTAAATCAAGAAATTTTTAAGAAAATTCAAGATACAATAGAGGAATATAATAAGGAAATTAAGAATATAAATATATTTGAGAATATTCGAAATACTGATATAATCAAATTTAATAAAATTAAAGTTAATCACGATTTAAGACTTCACCAATTAGCATCAAATAGAGAAATAGAATTATTAAAAATAAATACTTCTATGAATAAAAAGAAGGAAGAAATTAATAGTAATAAATCTATTACTTGTTATAATTTTAGTTAGAATAAGCGAGACCACCCATTCCTGAAAGAATACGAAGAACATTATAATTAGTGGTATAGATATAGATATTTCCAGCGACAGATGATGAAAGGGAAAGGATAGCGGTATCAATACGAGACATATTGAGGGTGCCCGATGGTTGTTGTTCTTCTGGTTTAATAGCGAAAGAATAAACATTGATACCTTTATGGAAAACATTCGGGGTATTTTCGTGATGTTGATAAGGTTGAACGAGGGAGAAATAAGTTCCATCACGTTCAGCAAAACGGTCATTACCATTTAATTGGATTTTAGCAGAGGTAGTAGGATTATTACCCATGAAAACCTCATTATCACCATTGCGATCACTGAAATTAGTCCAATAAAGATTAGTATCAGTAACGGTAGCAGATCTATTTGGTTTAATATACCAGACTAATTCTTTACAGGGGTGATTAAAATTCATTCTTATAGATTTCATTGAGTTAGAACCAGCAGAAATAGTATCACTACCAGTAAATTGAAGTTGTTCAATAAGATATTCATGAGTTAATTGGGCAAATCGTCGGCGTTCATCAGTATCTAAAAAGATATAATCAACCCATAGAGAGACATCACTTAAAGAGATACTTGTGGAAGTTCCGGTGAGAGCATCATTAGCAAGTCCTGTTGTAATAAAAGTTCCATCTTTTTTTGGGGTGTTAAAAGCGCGATTAGAATAATTCTTGGTATTATCAACTAAATTTGCTTTCTCTTCAAATTCAATATTAATTTTAACTTCATGATATTGAAGGGCGATTAAGGGAAGAGCAAGACCTACATTGCGACAGAACCAGAATTCAATTGGAACATTTACATAATAAGATTGTTTAGCTCCAAGATAAATAGAATGATTATATCTATCGCCACCTACCATAAGATAATAACCATCACGTTTTCCGGCAGGAAGGGAAAGCTCGTTCCATATGTAAAGCCATTCAGCATAATGCTTATCTATACGCTGACCACCAATTTCAAGTTCAATTGTTTTTAAGAGTTTTAGTCCAAAATAAGGAACTAACGCCACACCTTTATTTTCATCAGTAGCTAATGTTGGTTCATCATTATCATTAGTGAATTTTGCTCGAAGATAAACACGATTAATTAAATCACCATTACGAGTTATTTGACAAGTAACGCGAGAACCGAATGTAGGATTGCCGTTGAAAGTTTGTTCTATTGCTTCAATAGCGAAATTACTATGGCGTTTATAAGTTACCTTAAAAAAAGTAATTTGTGGATTACCAGTTAAATAAACATCTTGAGCTCCATAAGCGACAAGTTGAAGAAGACCACCACCCATTTATGCTATATTCTTTATACTATAATAGGAGAAAAAAAAGAATTAATTAAATTAATTGGAATAGGCGAGACCACCCATACCTGAAAGAATACGAAGAACATTATAATTAACAGCGTATATATATATTGAACCACTCGCCGTTGAACTATTAGTAACTGATAAAACAGCAGTATCAATTCGAGACATATTAAGAGTTCCAGAAGGTTGATGATCTTCTGGTTTTAGGGCAAATGAATAAACATTGATACCGCAATTAGCAGGAATATTTGTATGATGTTGATAAGGTTGAACATAATTGAAATATGATCCATCGCGTTCGGCAAAACGGTCATTTCCATTTAATTGAAGAAGACATTTAGAGAAGGGATTTACAGCATTATTATTAAATCCAGGTTCTACATTATAAATAATTTTAGTTAAGAAAGTAGTAGTATTATCAGTAGCAATACTATATTCGTGAATTTGTTTATCATATGCTTGTGCTGTTCCACCAATTACACTATCAGCAAGAGGGAATGATTTATCACCTTTGACAGTATAATTATACCACATATTAACATTATCATTAGTTGAATATTTTCCAACCCATACTAATTCTTTACAAGGGTGATTGAAATTTAATTTAACACGGGTGGGAGCACCAGCAGAAATCGATTCGCCTCCGGTAAATTGAAGTTGTTCAATAAGATATTCATGAGTTAATTGAGCGAATTTCCGGCGTTCATCGGTATCTAAAAAGATGTAATCGACCCATAAATTAACATTTGAAATAGCATAAGAACCATCGGCAGTTTCTGACTTGTGTGAAGTAGTATTAATTTTACATATACAATTATTTACATTCTCAAATTCAATCTTAATTTTAACTTCGTGATATTGGAGAGCGATTAAGGGAAGGGCGAGGCCGATATTGCGACAGAACCAAAATTCGAATGGAATGTATAAAGTAGCACCATATTTAGTTACATCACCATCAGCACCTACCATGAATTCCCATGCGGAACGCTTACCGATAGGAAGGGAAAGTTCATTCCATATATATAACCAATCGGCATAATGTTTATCAATTTGTTGTCCGCCAATTTCAATAGAAACAGATTTTAATAGACGAAGACCAATATAATTAACATATTTATCAGTATTAGTAAGCTGGGGAAGTTGAACTTGAAGATAGGCGCGATGAATTAAATCACCGTTGCGAGAGATTTGACAATAGACGGTATTTCCAAATCCAACGGCACCAGAGAAAGTTTGCTGAATTGCTTCCATAGCGAAATTCGTATGGCGTTTATATACAACTTTAAAAAAGGTAATTTGTGGATTACCAGTTAAATAAACATCTTGAGCTCCATAAGCGACAAGTTGAAGAAGACCACCACCCATTTATGCTATATTCTTTATACTATAATAGGAGAAAAAAAAGAAATCTTATTCAACTATATAAACATATTTATTAACATTTATTATTAGATATATGTTTAAAGATAAAACATCTAAGAAAAGAGTTCATTATAATAAAGATTTATCAACGTTAGATGCGATGCACAATAAAGTTATGAATGATTATTCTATTAAAATGGAAGAGGAGAAAAAAAATTTAAGGAGAATTAAGGAATTAGAGGAAATTTATAATAATATTAATAAACAAATTATTCAATATAATAAATCGAATGAGATAAGTGAATTTGATAATTATTATAATGATATGTGGAGCAGTAATATAAAAATTAAGGAGGAAATAATAAAACTCAAAGAAAATATAAAGAATTTAAATAATAATAATGAGATTGAATATTATGAGAAAACCAGTTATATCTTATTCAATTATTATGATATGATTGAAAAACAATCTAATATAAAGACTTATAAATATAAAAATAAGTCTATAATAGATTTATTTAATCCATCGTCGCAAACAATAGAAGAAGATGACGATAAGATTATTGAAAAAAGTTCATTAGTGGATGAATATTTAACCATTACGAATAACAATCATATTAAGAAAATTGATGAATATGAAAGTAAGGATATTTGTAGAAATTGTTCTAATCCCTTAACATGTATTCAACAAGATGCGATTATGATATGTGAGATATGTGGATTTCAAGAACCTTTATTAATAGAACAGAATAGACCAATATTAAAACAAAATACGAAAGATACTTCTCATTTTAGTTATAAGAGAATAAATCATTTTAGGGAATGGTGTAATCAGGTTCAGGGGAAAGAAAGCACAGATATTCCTAACGAGGTTTTTGAGAGAATTTTAAATGAAATTAAAAAGGAAAAAATAAATGATACGAAGAATATTTCTTATAATAAGATGAGGGAAATATTGAAGAGATTAAGAATTAATAAATATTATGAACATATTAATTATATAATTAATAGGATTAATGGAATACCTACGCCACAATTTTCACCGGAATTAGAAGAAAAATTATGTAATATGTTTAGGGATATTCAAGCGCCATTTTTAAAACATTGTCCAAAAGAACGTAAGAACTTCTTATCTTATAGTTATGTCTTATATAAATTCTTTCAAATATTAGAATTAAATGAATATCTAAAATTCTTTCAACTTCTCAAAAGTCGTGAAAAACTTTATGCGCAAGACCAAATATGGAAGAAAATATGTGAAGAGCTTAATTATAAGGTAATTCCATCTTTATAATTAAGCAGGGAAACCAACCATTCTAAAACCAGCACCAAGGCCAATACCTTGACGAGCACCAGAAGAAATTGAAGGAGATATTAAATCAAATACTGAGAAAACGGCGGCGGCAGTTAAAGCAATAACGGCTACTTCGCTTCCAGCTAATTTATTTTTAGGTAAAACATATGCGATTATAGCAACAGCTGTCGCCTCTATGAGATATTTTAATAATAATATAATGGCTGCCCAAACATCAAAAGAATACGTCGCTTCTTTCATTAATTCTTATTAATAATTATGAAGAAAATAAAAATAGATATAAGATTTTTATTATTTATTAATTAATAGGAAATGACCGAGGAAACACTTGTAACTACAAAAGAAGTTGATTATCTCGACGAAGATAAACCAATTCGTAATCAAAATTATTGTCTCCTATCTTTTTTAAGTCCCGAAGAAGTTCTTAAAAATAAAGAAGCATATTATTTTTCGAGATTTATGGATAATTTCACCAAGGATATGAGTATTCTTTTTGCTAATCTCGTAAATAAATATCCGGATGATAAAGATATGCTCAATGGTATTCGCGATAATCATTCATATATTTTTGATAGTAATGAAATGAATGAACAATATAAATTCTTTAAATCAACGAAATCAAGTGAGATTGAGGCTGAATTCCATCGTGAGAATAATTTTACTACAAGTATTCGAGGAATTAAGGTAAGAGGTGTATTTGATACCATTGATGAAGCTAAGAATAGATGTGAATTTCTTAAAAAAATTGATAATAAATTTGATATTTATATTGGTCAAGTAGGTTGCTGGTGTCCATTTTCACCAAATCCAAGTGATTTAGAAAATCAAGAATATAGCGAAACTCAATTAAATACGCTAATGAAGGAATATAAGAAGAATATGGATAGTAAGGATGAGATTTTTGATAAACGCCGAATTGATGTTATTAATTCCGCTAAGAAAAATACTGATTTAGCTACAAACCTTCAAGAGGTAGATACATGGACTGCTCGCAAATTAGAAGAAGGTCTTCTTAAGGAAGAGGTTAAGGAAGAGGTTAAAGAAGAGGTTAAAGAAGAGGTTAAATGACTATCTTACTTTTTTAAATGTTTTAAAAAATAATTTATTTTTAATTTATAAATAAATGAAAGCATTAGCAATTCTTCTTTTATTTATAGGAATGGTTTTTGTCATCAAAGGTTATTATAGTAATAAATATAAACAGATAAATGAACCGAAAGTCATCATTAAATATATTCCAAGAAGTGAATATGATGAACAAATGACACCACAAGAAAAATTAGATGATTTTTATAAAGGATTATTTGAAAAAAC